TTATTCGTACCGTCATTTTTAGTGACGATATCTAAGTCATCGAGAGGAATAATACTCTTCGGTGATGTAGCTCTGAGCGCTTTGCGTTTTCTGTTATGCATACGCTCTGTGCGCATAACTCTCTTATGTAGAGGATGGTTAGGATTTGTTTTAATACGATCAATTTTCTTACAGAGATTCTCAATCATCTTATCATCTTGCTCCATAGTATAAGTTTCCGGATCAAACTCAAAATCATCATCAGATGTATCTGGAGTTAATGGTGGATCCTCTTTATAAGGAGAAGTAAAATCAATAATTTGATCATCCCCATAGGCAACATTGCTCTGGAGTTGTTTTTGAACATATTTCTGTGCCATATTAACCATAATAGCCGAAGGTGTGAGATAAAGACGATAACCTTGATAACCAAATGTTAAATCAGCTTTAGTCAATGGTACAATAGCAGCCGCATTTGCACAAGGCATAAGACCAACAAATGTAAAATCATCTGCGGCTGACTTAAAACCAAACATCAATGGATTAGTAACAGTTATCTCCATATATATGCCATCGTTTGAATTAGTACCATCTTGAGCAGTTCTATTATTTCTATACATCTGACTATCCCAATATGGTATAGTTGCCTGTAATATTGGATTATTGGCTGATGTAACAGAAAGACCAGCGATGACATAATTATCACCAGGAACTGTAGCATACATTGAAGCTGTAGTTGCGGTGTTATTATTTTTACCTACCATTTTGAAAGTAATACCTCCTCTATGGTACATATAAAACACCTTACCATAAAATTCTAAACCAATATCAACCGTAGATGTGTCATTAGTATGGCCAACTACATTATAGATATATCTATCATTTGTTTCAGTATGTTGATAATATGGCATAGATCTTTTGATAATTTGAGACAAGTGTGTTATTTGCTCACCATGACAAATGGGACCAAAATGAACACCTGTATTACCATTTTCAAATGGGTCAAATTCTTGTAAAAATTCAGCCCGTGGATTGACTTCGAGCACAACGTCACGATAGTCTTCCAATAAGGATTCAAAATTAGCATCCTCATTAGATTCAACGTAAATCATATCCAATGGACAGCTAACTTGAACATCTGAACCTCCAGCTTTATAAACATTGACTTCAATATTTAAAACAGTATTAGCATTTGACCAAGAGAGAACGGTAAATCTTAGAGTTGAATTAGTAAGATTTCTCTTTAAACCCATACTAGCTGAACAAAAAGGTACCATACAATTAACTTTTGTTAAACCACTTATTTGTATTTTCTTATGACACGCATCTTGCCAACGAACCGCTGTGGAGGTAGAAGGATTGAACCATAAGACAGCCTCAATGTTATGATACATAGATGCATTAATTATCAACATATATTTAGTGCTACCTGTATAATATGCAAAACATTTACGAAAATTATCATAATAATTATTAGAATAACTCTCTGGTGTATCTAACACAATTGTGGTATTAACTGCTGTAGATGCTATTGATGCAGTATAAATCATCATAGGTGTACCCATAATCTTCTTAACATCCATATCATCTTGACATTCTCCAGCAAATTCAGGAAGCGTTGTGACAGCATTTTCTGCATCAACACCAAGTTTCCTTGCTGTTTCAATACCATGGCCATCATTAAACACACAAAAAGGGTCTAATGTTGTAATCTGACCAACTTGTAACGAATTAGGTTTAGATAAACCAGCCATCTTTAAACCTTTAGATAAAGCTTTACCCGTCTGGTTAAAGATATTAGAATATGGTGCGACTAAAGGAATTTCATCAATCTTAGCTGTTAGTGCTAAAACACCATCTAGTTGACTAGATATTGATCCAGCTTCAGCTTTCTTATTTGCCTCATTACTTTCCAATCTTACATGTCTATAATCAGGGAATTCTACGTCCTCATTACTAGTTAGTGCTATATTTCCAAAGATTTGTGGATCAATGAATTGAGCAGTTATTGTGGTAGTGACAGATGTATAAGTGCCAGTTGTGTCTCTAAGTTGATTTAAAACTTGAAACACAACAGCTCCCATTTCACCAGCTGTATAAGATTGGATGTTCAAAGCTCTGTACTTATTAATAAATGGCATATCCAATATAATAGTACCTCCTTCTTGTGCAGCAAGCAACATACCAGGGAAACCAGAACCAATCGTAGAATCTGCGATAAAAGAAGCAACCCCACCAGGTAAAGCTAGAGGATTGCTAACAGATAGAATTTGCATAATACCATAAAAGAATGGATTAGCAGCTAAACTAACAGTAACTCTTATACCAGCTCGAAACCAACGAAAATTACTATAGATCTTAGTAAGAAATGCATCTGCAAATAAAACATCAGGAAAATTTAGAGTTTGTTGAATTGCTCCATTTCCTAAAGCTGTTGACCATGTACCAGTACCTACTTTAATATCACGACTCAACAAGTGTTTTAATTCTTGTTCAGTAAATTGAAAACCTTTATATGGATCTTGATAAATAACAGGTGCAGTAGCTGATTTATCAACTTCACCTATTGCTGAAGAATTACCAAGTTCAAGATCTTGGTCTGGTTTCAAGTCGTGTAGAGCACGTTCCATTAAATTTGAACTTGGGTTTCCCTTAGCAAATGTTTTCGATTCAACATGTACATTACGCCAATCTGAAGGAACTTCAGGTTTACCATAATAACACATGCTTTCAAACTCACCATAAGGTAAGCGTTTATTACATGCTAATAAGTACAAATGGGGTCTAACCCTATGCAACTCATTCAGTAAAATAGTAGTATATTTTACATAAAAGTCAGGTCCAAGTTGAAAACATTCTTGGAAAAATGAATCTAAGAAGGCCATATATGCAGCTTCACCAATTTCACTGTAGTATGGTATTTCCAACACTACTCGCTCTTCTAATGGTGCTTTCATAAGTCCTCTTTCCCTTTGAAATTTTCGTCCTAAATAACGAATATCAAGAAGGGTATCATGTTCATTATGCTCTTCTTTACTCCAATGAGTATAAGTCATACCAAACATGGTTTTAAAATCTGCAGCTAAATCGCTACATCTAATACCTTCTATATCCGTTGTGATTACACTATCATCACCAAAACAAGTCATTTCATAATCAGTTACGTTTAACTTGTAACGTTTTGATAAAACTCTATGCATAGCAAGGATCAAATATAAACAATTAATATACGTCGTTCCTCCAACACCAGATGGAACTCCACCTTTGAGTTGGTACACAGTGACTCCACATATTCTTACTGCATGATAAATATTTTCAAACAATAAACATCTGATGCGAGCATTTGTAGGTCCATCATTATACCAATGATTTATAAAAGCAACGACAATTTTAAGTCCTGCTGCTGATAATGAACCATCAAAGTTAGAGAAATCACCTGATATAACAGATCCTTTCTTTCGATTTAATCTTTCATAGAGTTGTGTCCATGCCAAAGATGTTGGATTAATTCCAACAGCAGATGGTCCATTAACACAAGATGTCTTCATATACTCAAAGAAATCTTGAAAATACATACGCATAAGAATAGTATGATGCACAGGTCCAACACTAAATAACCGTGTTTTACCTTCATCAACCTTATCATTTGGTCGCAATTCCGGTTTTAAAGCATCTGCAAAAATTGCTTCTATAGGTAAACCTTCCTTAAGTTTGTCATCATAACGATCTATAACAGCTAAAAAATTTGGATCAACAGTATATCTACCATCTGTTCCCATAATCATAACTTGTCTCTTACCATTACTAAACTCCTTCGTCCAAGGGTATCCCATAGATGTTCCAGCATTTAGTGGAGTTAATTCACCCTCAATACCACATATAGCCTGTATTGATGTATAAACTTTTGACTCTCTACGAGGGAAATAATACATCAACAAATCGATGCTATCTTTCTCGTCTAAATCACAAGGTAAGACATCTTGATGCAATTTCTTAGCAGCAATTCTAAAAGGGTCAATATGTTCTCCATTAAATTCAAAAGGTC